AGCACTCAACCAGAGCGCGTATACATTGAAAACAACATGAAGGGTCGCACCCCCCTTCCAAGCAATACTGGTGTTTACGATATTGTTCTTACTCAGGGCGATACCTGGACTCGCGTATTTGACTTCCCGTATGACTTAACGGCTATTACTGTAAGCGCTCAGGCTAGAACATACCCAGGCTCACCTATGATTGCGGCAACATTTGCTGTTACAGCCGTAGACTTACCTAACGGTAAAGTTCGACTATCACTAACTTCAGCCCAGACTGAGGACCTTCCTCTTAAATGTTTCTGGGATATTCAACTTAAAAACGCAGACAATACTTGGAACCACACACTTGTTCGTGGCTTAGTGTTTGCTAACAGACAGGTAACGGAGGTTAACTAATGGCTGATGATGTAACAGTAATTGTTACGGGAACTGATATTGGTCCGCAAGGTCCAATTGGAACCACCCCAGCAATTACAGTAACGGCTACAACAGTATCTCCAGGAGGCACTGCTACTGCTACAATTACAGGCAGTGCTGTTGCTCCACTTATTACCTTTGGTATCCCTAGAGGCAACACTGGTGCTATGGCTGGTATGGCTTCTGTACAACCACCTCTTACTTGGAATGAGCCTTTACAACAAGTTGGTCTTGACCAAACTGGTATTTCTATTACCGCTACCCAAGTAAGTGGCACAGCTTTGACACAGGTTACATCATTTGCAGGCGCTATTACAGGTACTGCTGGAGCAACTGTATTGGCTACATCTACGGTAACGACAGGTACATACCCTAAAGTTACGGTAAATAATAAAGGCATTGTTACTTCTGGTACGTCACTAGTCGCTTCTGATATCCCTACTATTACTGCATCTCAAGTATCTGGTACAGCCGCTGTTCTTAACGTTGCTAATACTTTTACAGGAACTGTAGCTGCGCCAACGGTTACCGCAACTTCAATAAACGCTACAACCGTAACCGCAACGACTGTTAATGCTACCCGTATGACAGTAACTTCTACTGCTACGTCCCCCACAGATGTTACTAATAAAGCATATGTAGATGCTACTGCTCAAGGTCTTAATGTTCATCCTTATTGTCGTGTAGCCTCTAAAGTGGCGCTTACAGGAAGCGTTACTTATACAAACGGTACGACTGACCAGTCACAAGGTTTAGGCATTGGGGCTAACTTAGTAATAACCACACAGCAAATTGACGGGATTACTCTTGCGTATTTAGACCGTGTTCTTATTAAGAACCAGGCTAATTCTATTCATAACGGTATTTATTTTGTTAGCACTACGCCTAGTGCTACCATCACTTTGACCCGTGCCACAGATGCTAACAATAGTATTGCTGGTCAGGTAGCGGCGGGTGACTTCGTATTTATTGATACTGGTACTCAAAATAATACTGGTTGGATTGTAGATGCTGCTGGTACAGCTACTACTCCTGATAAAGGTATTAGAATTGGCACAGACAATATTAGTTTTACGCAGTTCTCTGGTGCTGGAACTTATACAGGAACCAACGGTGTAACGGTAGTTGGTAATGAAATTCAAGGTGTTGCGGCTTCTACAACTGCTGCTGGCGTAGCGTCCTTTAGTGCTACTAACTTCTCTGTTACAGCGTCTGGTGTAGTTAATACTATCCAGAATATTACAACCACAGCAACCCCAATCTTTACTTCTATTAATGGCACAGTAATTCCTACTAACAAAAATCTTGTAATAACAGAAGATATAGGATATTCTGTTCAAGGTTATGATGGTGACCTAGCGAGCATTGCTGGATTAGCGGGTACTACAGGAGCGCTTAGAAAAACGGCTGCTAATACTTGGGCGCTTGATACAGACATACATGGTATATTTGTATCGGGTACTACTCCTGGTACTGGAATTATAGACACTGGAGCGTTATGGGTTAATACTTCAACGTCGGCTACTATAGCATTTACAATTGACGGAGGCTCAGCCTAATGCCAAACTTACAATACTACAATGGCACTACGTGGGTTCCTATTCCAGGCGTGCAAGGTGCAGCGGGCACATTTTCTGGGGATGCTTCTACAATCACCACTGGCGTAGTTCCTGTTCTTTATGGAGGAACTGGTGCGTCTACCGCATCGGGTGCACTAACTAATTTAGATGCCTATAGTGTATCGAATTATTATGGTCACACGTACCAGAGCTCTACTATCTATGACATAATCTCTAGGTCTGCTGTTAACTCTAGTACTGGCGCCATCGGTAATGGCTTTGCTCGTATGACGCTTTTTACTCCGCACCGTAACATTACGGCTACCCAATTAAACACATGGTGTGGAACCGCACCTTCTGATACCAGCACAGCTAAAAATCGCCAAATGGGTCTTTTTACTGTGACCGCTACTCAGTTTGTTCCATTAGCAGTATCTGCAGGTAGTTCTACTTTATTTGATGCTGGTAGTGCCATCTCTACAGCGGCGATATCTACGACAACTTTAACTGCAGGAACTACCTATGCTTTTGGAGTTTTAGCGTATGGTTCTGGTGGAGGTACTTATACATCTGGTCCACAACTTGCTGCTATGGCTAACTCAAACGCTAATACAGCAGGTTTATTTACTTTATCTCCTGCTATTTCTTATGTAGGTTCTGTTAGCATATCTAGCTTTGCTCTAGGCACCCCTTTGAATATATCTAACTTTACTTCTACTAACACAGTGCTGTGGGGCAGGATTACCTGATGCCTACTAATGGAACTATTAGTGCTAACGTACTTTACTATGATGGAAATGTTTTTGCAGATAATATTTCTGGACCAACTGGTGGTGTTGGTAATTTTATTGGAGACGCTTCTACAGTTAACTCTGGAATACTTGCTACCGCTAGAGGCGGAACTAATTACACCCAGGCTTCAGATGTTACGTCTACGTTAGATATACTTAGCAAAACAAGTTATTTAAACTTAACTTACCAATCATCTACTATTTTAGAGCCAGTTCAAAGATTATATGTTAATTCCGTAGTTGGTCTAACTAATAATGGTGTTCGTATTGTAATCTTTACCCCATCAAGAAACTTTACAGTATCTAAACTTGCTACTTGGTGTGGCACTGCTGGTACAGATACTGGTGGAACAACTACCAGACGTATGGGCTTATTTACTCAAGATACACCAGGTGGGACATCTTGGACTTGCGTAGCCCGTACTGCAAGTGACGCTACTTTATGGAATTCTACAGGATTAGCCGAAAGGTCACTAGATACTACTGGTGGATTTCCAAGCACTTACACCCTAACTGCTGGAACTACATACGCTTTAGGTGTTGTTTCTTATAATACAGGCGGAACTTACGGCGCTCCATCTTTGGCGTCAGAATCATCATCAGCTACCGTATACGCTGGTATGTACTCAACAGCACCTGCAATGCAATACCTAGGGAGTGCGACAGAGTTTACGGGCACCAGCCAAACAATTGGTACGGTATCTTCTAATGCGGTTTGGTTTAGGTTGACATAATGCCTAGAGTATCTGAAATTAAAGTTCGTAGGTCTCCTAGAATTACTGCTGGAGATGTGCCAGGGTGGGAAACTGTTAACCCAATACTTGCTGTTGGCGAACTTGGTTTAAATACGGATAATAAAGACTTAAAAATTGGGGATAACTATACTGCTTGGAATAGCCTTCCAGGAATTACTGCTAAAACACTAACTACAACTTTGCCTACGTCCCTTGGTGGAAGTGGCGGTGGAAGTACATCTTATTCTGGACCTTTGTCTATGATTTCACTAGCATCTGATTATACTTTAACTGGTGCTGGTGGTAGTGGTGCAGGGTCATTTGCTAGTACGGATACTGTACCGCTTTTTCCTAGTGGAGCCGCACTTTTAGCCAATACTGTTTATGAAATTGATGCTGATATTTTTTATAGGCTTACTCCAAGCAATTCATCTTCACCCAGATTTTACACCTTAGCAACTAACGGACTAACTTTACAGGCGTCTGGGGCTGACCTTTTTATATTAGCTGGTAACCAAACCACCACCTCTGTTCCATCCGCTTTTGTAAAAGGTGAGCGCTGGAACACTGGGGCTAGTGCGGTAGCCCTAACAGTGACTACTGCGACTCTTCCTGGCGCATCTAACCCAGGTCTCAAGCTTACTATTAGAGGAGTAATTAGGACTAACGCTGCTGGTACATTTAACTTAGGTATATCTATTAGTACTGGTACAACCACAAACTCTAAAACTGTAGCAGGTTCTTATATGAAATTAACTAGAATTGGAGCTGTAGATAGTTCCGCGGACTCTATTGGAAGTTGGTCATAATGGCTAGAAATCAATTAATTCAAGTTAGACGGGACGCTGAAGCCAACTGGGTTTCTGCCCAAGCCGCTGCTCTACCTAATGCAATACTTGCTCAAGGTGAGTTTGGTTATGCTATAGACACTAAGATACTTAAAGTTGGTGACGGCTCTACTTTATGGGGAGACCTTCCTGCGGTTACTGCTGGAACCTTATCTACATCTTTGTCTACTACGCTCGGTGGTACAGGCTCTATCTATGGTGCGGCTCCAGCATTCTCATACTATACAATAAATAGTTCACCCAGCATTACTGCGGCTACAGTCACAGCCGCTACTGGTGCGTCTGGAACAGTGACATACACAGCCGCAAACAACTTCTTACCTGGTCATGTTGTAACTATTACTGGTTTAGGTACAGCCAGTGGCTCTTCCCTTAATTTATCTAGCGTTACAGTCGCAACTGCTACGTCTACCCAGTTTACTGTCAGCACTGCTACCGTAGGTGTTTCTTCTGGTAGTGGGTTAGCGACTTTACAGTCGTCAACTGCTCCTCGTCATCTGGCGTACACTTGGACTGGTGCGGCTGGAACTAATGGTTCTTTTACCACTACAGATGATGTTAAAGTGTTTGGTAAGGGTGCAGCGCTTCTTGCTAACACCGCATATGACATTGACATGCTAATTTCTTACCAGCTTACAGTTAGTGCTAACTGTACTCCTCGGCTATCTTTTACAGCCAGTAACGGATTAACCTTTCAAACTGGCGGCATTGATGTAGGTATGCTTATGTACTACTCAACATCAGCGGACACTACGCTTGTGACTAACACAAAAGCAGAGTTTTGGTTTACTGGAAATGCTCTAACTAATCAGCAGTTAACTCCTACAACTACAACTTTGACTACTACAACTCCGCTTTGGTATCTAAAAACTTGGGTTAAAGGTACAATTAGAACAAACGCTGCTGGTACTTTTACCCCTACCATAAATGTTAGCGCTGGTACATCTACAATTTCTCAGATGCTTGACGGCTCTTACATTAAATTAACCCCTATTGGTACTGGCACATCTGCACCAACAACAATTGGAACGTGGGCATAATGGCGTGTAGAACAGGTTGTCCAACTCAGGACTGTGAAGATTACGCGGCTTGCTGTCGTGGAATTATGATTGACCGCACTAGTTTGCAGGTGAAGTAATGTCTAGACCATACACCCCTAGTGGTCGTTTTGATACTGAGTTTGAAACAGAAGAAATCCACGACGCCATTACTAAAGACCTAACTAATCCAGTAGGTACTAATATACAGTGGTTTGTATGGAATGGCGTTACTACTGATGTTGACCCGATTTATGATGTGGGCTCAAACTACATAACCAGCACTACTGGGGTTAATAGAAATACTACTATGTCTGCGGCTGTGGGAACTACCGTGGTTACTGTGGCTTCTAATACTGGTCTAGTTGTAGGTATGGCGGCTAATGGTAACGGTATTCCAAACGGCGCTTTAATTAAATCTATTTCTGGTACCAGCGTACGCCTTACTGCTAGGACTATTAAAACCATTACAGCAGGTACGGCAGTCAACTTTACCAATGATGGTAGGCAGTGGAAAGCCCCAGTTACCGTACCTGTTATCAAGGCTGTCTTGGGTCAAGGCTCAACTAACCTTGTACAGCAAGGTTTTTACAACGCTGACTCTATTACTTTTGTTATTGACCACGATGTATTAACTGAGACCATTCCTGAAATGTTATACAAATTAAACCCGCTAAATGATGAGAACCCAGACCCACTTAACCGTGATAGAATTGTATGGAAGAACCAGGTTTATCGCCCGCTTCAGAATAACTATGCTGGTATTATTGCAGAGCGGTTTACTTTGCTGACATTCCAGTGCCAACAGATTATGCCAGAAGAGTTGGTCAACGACCCGCAGTTCCAAGCATACGCAAACTAGGAGTAACTATGTGTACAACATGTGGCTGTGGAGCCCCAAAAAACAAGCACGGGCAGAAAACCCTTGCGGCGGCTAACAAAAAGTTTGCTGTTAAAAAACCTACTACAAAGAAATCAGGTAAAAAGTAATGTGTAAAAATTGCGGTAAAGCAAAGTGCAGTTGTAAGGCTGCTGACAAGAAGCAAGATGCCAAAACCACTAAAGGCATGACTCCTGCACAGAAGGCTAAGTTCGCCAAAGAAGATAAGAAGATGGACAAGAAGCCTATGTCTCGCAAAGAAGACGCTAAGAAAGACGCCGCTCTTGCTAAGAAAGTTGCACCTAAAAAAGGTAAGAAGTAATGGCTAAAGAAGATTACATTGCTCGTACACCTAAAGCAAGTAGCATCAAGGCTAAACCTGCCAAGGTAGAAAAAGTTATGGGCGAGTACAAAAAGGGTGAACTTCACTCAGGTAAGCCAGGTCCTGGAAAAGGTCCTGTAGTTAAGTCAAAGAAACAAGCCACGGCTATCGCTCTTTCTGAGGGTCGCAAGGCTACTAAGAAAGGTAATAAATAATGGCGTATAACCATGTTAATCTTACTGTGCAGACTACCCCTACAGCACTTGTAACCATTCCAGCGGGTAATCCTAATACTTTTGTAACTATTCAAAATAACCATAGCGCGGCTTTGTTTATCGGTGACGGTACTGTAACTGCAACAACTGCAGGCGCAACATCAGGGGTTAGTGTTGCGGCGGCAGGCTCAATTTCATTGTGGCTGCAGTCAAACTCTACTGTTTACGGGGTTACGGTTGCTACGACTGCTGCTGGTGTAGTTAAAGCTATCTACTCAACAGTAGTTTAAAAACTAATATTGATTTAGCGGGCGAAAGCCCGCTTTTTCATTTATCCTTGTAGTAGTTCCATGCGGGAACTAAAGCACTACCCTTGCCGAATACCTTGCGAATCTCCACCAAAGGAGTTTAAATGCCGAGTTCCATCTCAGAGCCGTCTATGGCTGAGTTTAAATACGGGGCTTTACATCATCAGGATGTTGGGTTTTTGGTGGGTTTGATTCTAGGATATCGGCGGGGTTAAGTGAAAACAAGAGATATTAAAAACCTATTAAATCAAGCCATAAGTAGCGCAGCAGCCGACCTTAATACATCTTGGTCAGAGACTGCAGCCGACCATGGATGGGATGCTAAATCCGCCAGTTCAGTTTCTGTAAAGGCTGACAATAACGGTTTAGATTTTGATTACAGCCCTGATGTGGCTCAAAAAATATTTGATAATGAGTACGGGTATAAAAACTCTAGCCCCAAACCTGCTATGCGTACGTTAGCGGCTAATAGCACGGACAGAATAGACAGCGCAATATATGAAGTTGTTTCTAAATGCCTTGAGGAATTTATATGACATTCCTACTCTCTGAAGACGCAGCCCTTAAAACCTACCTTTCAGGTATTACAGTAGCAGATGAGAAGTCTGCTAGCCGTCCTGTCAAAGTGTGGTTTGGTTACCCTGACGTTGAAATTCGTGCCCAAGACTTTCCTTTTATTACTATTGACCTTTTGAATATTCGTCAAGCACTGTACCGACAAACATCGGGAGAATTGTACGACGGAAATTATATGGGAACCAAGGCAATTCAAACAGGAAAGTGGTACAATTATGAGGTGCCAGTAGCGTACGACTTGGTCTACCAGATTACGTCATACTCTAGGCACCCCCGCCATGACAGGGCAATACTTTATCAGTTACATGAAAAGTTTCCTGGAAGACGCGGACATCTTCCCGTAAACGATGACCTAGGAACTTCCACGGGTTATCGTCATATGTTCCTAGAGAGCATGACAAAAAATGATAGGGCAGAGGGTGAGCACGGAAACAAGCGCATCTTACGCAATATCTTTACCGTAAGTGTAGCAAGTGAGTTAACTCCGTCAATCGCTAGCGATTTGATTCCTGAAGTTATCTCAGTTGTTATTAATAAAGCCCCCCTATCTGTGTCATTTCCAAGTGACAAGACTGCTGTATAAACCCTATTAAGGAGAAATAATGGCTACATTCAACAAGCCAGGCGTGTACATTCAAGAAGTGTTATCGCCAAATTTGCCAGTAACTAACATTAATGGCGCATCTGTAGGTGCCTTTATTGGTATTGCAGACCGTGGACCTACTGCCGTAGTAAGCGGAAACGTAGTAGGCGTGCCTACACTTGTCTCAAGTTGGGACGAGTTTGTTAACACCTTTAGTTTTGGTGCCGTGGCGAATGCGTTCTCCCCAGATATCTTTGGCGCTAACCCTAACCCTAACTTCTTAGGAACAGCCACTAGCGACCTAAAGAACGCCGTGTACACATTCTTTGCTAATGGTGGTGCTAATGCCTACATTGGTCGTAAGGTAAATGCTGGCGCTTCCAAAGCTAGTGTTACTGTTGCTGACAACCAAGGAGTAACTACAATTCCTCTTGGCTCTAGTCCAGAAGTTACTACTACAACTACACTGGTTTCAGCAAGCGGTGCTACCACGGTTCTAGTAGCAACAACTACAGGTATTGTTGCGGGACAACCTGTTACGGGAACTGGTATTAACCCAATTGCTACTGTTAGCTCTATTACGTCTACTGCACTCACTGCTATTGCAACTAACAGTGCCGCTTCTGCCTCTGCGACGCTTACAATTGCCACAGCAACTGCGGCAGTTGGTCAGATGGTTACTGGTACAACCAGCATTACTGTGGGGACTTACATTACGGCAATTGGTACAGGTAACGTTACCCTGTCAGCTACTACAGCATCTCCAATTACTAACCAACCTATTGTGTTTACAACTAATACATTGTCGCTATCTGCGTCTAATACCGCCCCTGTTACTCTTGGCTCTACTTTAGGTTTTGATAACTCTACGCTTTCTTTTAGCGTGGCTACAAATCAAATTAGTATTACTGGAACAACGTTTAGTAGCACTTTACTAAATAACGTAGTTTCATTTTCTGGGGTTAACACAACAGACGCTACAACAAATACCGTGCTTTCTTCGGCTAACAGTTATATTGTTACCAGTGTTTTTGGTGGGGGTGTAGGAATAACTCTTGCTTACTCTGGCAGCACAGCAGGCACTCCAGTAACTCAAACCAGTGGTACTGTCACTATTACAGGAACGCCTTCTGCTAGCACATCAGCCGCTCTAGTCATTTCGGCTAACAGCCACGGTGCTTGGGGTAACAATATCTGGGTAGGTATTACCCCTAACCAGACCCCTAACTACTTTGACCTAACGGTGTACTACGGTACGGATGCAACGATTACTGCCTCTACTGCCACATCATCTAGCCTGTCTTCAAGTAACATTGTGGAAATTATTCCTCAGTTAAGCCTTAATCCATCGGATGCACGTTTTGTAACTAATGTGGTTAACTCTAACTGGATTACGGTTAGCCTTAACGCTGGAACCGCAAGTAACCCTGCTACTCGTGTACCAGCATTTACATCTACTTGGCAGACAGCAAGTGCTAACGTTGCTGCTGGCACTAATGGAACTTTTAAGTGGTCATCTAATGGAGTTGTTACAGGAACTACTGCAGTACGCCTTGGCGGCTATGGAGTTACGCTTACGTATACCGCTTCAAACACATCAGCTGCGGCTATTGCTACATCTAGTGCTGGTACCATATTTAGTACTACAACATCATTTGTTGCACGTACAGTAGGTGTTGCTGGAACTAGTGCTACGGGTGACCCAACCATTGCACTACAGCAGTTTGATGCGGTAGAAAATCAGCTAATCCTCAATTACCCTAACGCTTTTGACTCTACTACTATCACTAAGATTACAGATTATGCGGCTAGTCGTGGGGATTCGTTTGCGGTAATTGACCCAGGAACTGTGTACACTACCCCAACCGCATTGACAACGGCGTTAGATGGGTTGACTATTGCAAATCAAAATTACGGTGCAGTTTACTTCCCGAACTTAACAATTGCAGACCCAGCGTCAACCGTGGTAGGAAAGACTATTAACGTGGCTCCTGGAGGTTCCGTAGTAGCAGAATATTCTGCTACAGATACATCTGTTGGAGCATTTAAATCTCCAGCGGGTATTACCAATAATATTGGTGGAGCCGTTCCTGTAACAACTTTGTTATCAAATGATTTTGATATAATAAGTTCCGCACTCAAGAATGTAAATATTATTAGAACCGTCCCTGGCTACGGAACCTGCATTATGGGAGCCCGTACAATTGGAAGCGCATACTCGGATAAGTATATCTCGGTTCGTCGTACACTTAACTACCTTGAGTACAACTTAAAAAACAATACCCAGTTTGCAGTGTTTGAGCCTAACGACGCAAATCTATGGAGCGACGTAGCGGCAGTAGCCAGCGGTATTTTGAATGACTACTGGTCAAAGGGCGGTCTTGCAGGAGCAACGGCTGACCAAGCGTTTTATGTTAAGTGCGATAGCACTATTAACACGCCAACAACCATTGGGGCGGGTGAACTTCATCTTGAAGTTGGCGTAGCCCTACAGCGTCCAGCAGAATTTGTGGTTATTAAAATTGGTCAAATCAACGGCGGAACCACGGTAACCACTACTCTTTAAGGAGATATAGGAAATGTCAGAAACAAAAAAGAATATTAATTCAATTGATACTAGAGGTACAATTGAAACAGACCCATTACGTAACTTTAGGTTCCGTGCAAAGTTTACTCCAGTAGGTGCTAACGGAGTATTTAATAAAGCAATTACTAGTTTTAGTGGCGGGTTTTCAGGCATCACTGGTTTACAGATAACTACCGAACCTCTTGCCTATCGTGAGGGCGGCTACAATACCACTGCCCATCAGATTCCAGGTCAGACTAGGTTTGAAAATATTACGTTTACTCGTGGAGCGTTATTTGGAAACGATAGTGCACTTACTTGGATGCGAGGATTATTTGCAGTTACGTCTGGAGAAGGTTTACAGGTATCTGATTCGGGTAAGTCGTCTTTCCGTTGCAATGTTACCATTGAACTTATGGACCATCCTCAAGCCAACACTGTGAACAATAAACCTCGTATGGGATTTTATATTCATAACGCATGGATTACAAGCCTAAGGTACCAAGACTTGGACGCAGGTAGCCAAGGCGGAATTATGTACGAATCAATGACCCTTGTGCATGAAGGTCTATCAGTAGCGTTCCTTGATTACGACGGCTCAGTACATAGCGGTTCGGTAAAGCCAAAAGGATTCTAAGGTATAATTAACTGGACAATAAGGAATTAAAATGACTGAACTAATAAACGACCCACAAGAAATCAACAAACTTGCAGAAGCATTTCAGACGGTATCTCAAGATGTTAACGTAACTACGGAACCGCCAGCAAATAACATAGTTAACTTGCCAGGCGGGTACATCTTTAAAGATGGTTCTGTAGGAACTACCGCTGAAGTACGAGAACTAAACGGGTTTGACGAAGAAGCCCTCGCTAAAGCAAATTCTATAAACAGTGCGTTAAAAATTATTTTTGAACGCGGACTAGTGTCAGTAGCCGACGAGACCTTATCTAAATCAGATTTGGACTCTATGCTAATGGGTGACCGAGATGCTATCCTTTTAGCAATTCGTAGTATTACATTCGGACAGTTTGTAGATGTAGACGTTGTGTGTAACTCCTGTAACACAAGCCAAAGTTTAGAAATTGATTTAACAAATGATATTCCAGTTAAAACATTGGACGACAGAGTTAATGACAGGCTAATTACAGTTGAACTAAAGTCTGGTGTAGCAGAAGTTGTTTTACCTAACCTTATTACTAACAAACGGCTAATGGACATTCCTAATGCTACTTACGCAGAGACGTTAACCGAAATACTTGCGGGTTGCCTTGTCTCAGTAAATAACTCACATTCCTTGGGTAAGATTACGGCTCAACAACTTGGGTTATCAGACAGAGAAGCAATTGCAAGTGCACTATACGATGGTGCACCAGGTCCACGCCTTGCGGAGGTGAGCAAGGCTTGTGAGGCATGCGATAACAATATCAAGATATCGCTAGGTCTCGCCAGCTTGTTTCGCCTATGATGACGACGACTACATAAGGTTGATGGATAGTTACGAAGTACTCACCAGAATGTTTCCTGGTTGGACTTTAAAAGATATAAAGGGGCTTTCTTGTAGAGAAAGAAACAATTGGATGATTAGGTCAACTAGATTTTTTAAGGAGTAGGCATGGGAATGTTGAATGACAGTTTGTCTAAAATGGGTGACTTAATTGACTCGTTGACAGTTAAGATGGACAAACTTGGCGATGCAGCAAGCAACATGTCTACTAAAGTTACGGGCTCAAACTATTCGCAACAAGTAAATGCTGGGGCTCCTGGAGCGCCCAGTCAATCGGGTTTTGGAGTAGGTCCAAGAACAGGCGCTGTTGCTAATTATGCTGCAAGTTCCGCTAAGTCCGCATTTAGCGGCGGTGGTGGAGAAGGCATGCTAAGTATCTTAAAAAGTCTAGGGACTGGAATTCAAGACACTGTAGCGTTATTACCCACCACTCAAGAAACTGTTAATGCGTCTGCGGTTGCTGAACGTATGCGGTTTTACTCTAATAATTTAGGTGTAGTAAACGATAAAAACCCTTTGTCTAATAAAAATACTGGGCGAGGTTTTGGTGGTGCAAACCCCTACCTGCCATACTACCAATACAGCATTATGAATGAGGCAATGCGTACGGGTACTGCTGTAGGTCCTGATGATGTTCTTCAAGCAATTAACACTGGCGCTACTTCTGGATTAACTACAGGTCTAAAAAACTTTAACTCTGGTGCAGGGTTCTCTGGCGTTATGGGTGGCGCAGCCTTAGCGTCTAACTTATCTCCAGGCATTGGGTTGACTGGTGGTATGGGCGTAATGGCTAACCTTAACCAGCCTCAAAATGTTAACATGCTTCGTATGCTTGGTGTTCAAGTTCGCGGCAATAACGGTACTACTATGAATGACCTGCCTCAAATTATTGAGCAACTCTACACGCTTATTACAAAGAACAATCCTAATCCAACGCCACAAGATATTGCCGTGTCAATGATGCCTGGAAATGCTTTAGATAGTTTAATTAGACAATACGTTGGCGATGACGAAAACACTCGTCAAACTATTGTTTCTGGTCTTATTCAGAGGGTAAAGTCTAAAGAAACCTTACGAACAAGCGGTACAAAAGCAAGGCTAAATGAATTTGGTGGGACTACAACTCCACTAGAGTCTTTATCTATGCGTAACACCGCAGAATTACAACTTGTTCAGTCTTACACTGAATCAACCAATAAAGCCATGGTAGGGACAGATAACTTTATTCAAGGTTTGTACAGAATATTAGGTACAGGCGGTTTAAATAGCGGTCCATTTAGCGACATGATGAAAGGCGCACAAGAAATATCTACGGGGCTAACTACCTTTGGTGGTATTCGCGGTGGTGCTGGCGCGGTAATTTTAAAAGATTTAGCTGGCGCGGCTGGAAAAGGTCTTCAAGGTATTATAAAAAGCGGTGCTCTTAGCGGGCTTTCACTTGGAAAACTAGCTCTTGGTGGCGCCGCTGTAGGCGCGTTAGGCGCGGGGACTATGGGTTCTGGGGCACTTGACCAAGTAATGGGTATGAATCAGGCAAACGAAGTAGGGCTACCAAAAGAAATGGAACCTAACCGAGCGCCAGGCTCAACTCCGTCTACCCTGCCAAAACAATTTAATGGAGACATTACTATCAATATTTCAGTTCCACCAGGCTCAGACCCAACTGCTTACAAAGCAGCCTTAGTAGATGCGCTTTCATAGGAGACTTAATAATGACTAGTAAAGTACCAGGCTTATTAAAACAAAGCGTAGGAACTCAGATTTTAAGACCAGACGGTGGTTCAGAAGTAACAACTTTTCTATCTCAATACCAATGGAACCTGCCTCCACACGAATGGAGCATGCCTGTTGAACCCTACAACGTTGACCCTTTAGTTGTAAACACTGAGAGTTATTTATTAGGTTCATCCCATAAATGGCGTAGAGGTCGCATATATTGGTTGGCTAGAACTGACAACGCATATTTAAATAGTGCTCAATATAATAACGGCAGTGATAAAAAAGACCCACGTTATGGATTTCAATTTTTGTGGAATCCTAATAGTATTGATATTAATGTGGCTATGAACGCAAGTATTACCCCGTCGTTTGCTGATAAGTTTGTAGATGTTGCTGGCGCATTTCCAAGTGGTGAGTACTTAACGTTTACTCTTACTATTGACAGAACTAATGACTTTGCCGCTATTAAATCTATTCCTCCACAGGCTCCTTACGCTGCTGGATATGTAAGTACTTACGATAAATTAGCAAATAGATACGCGAGCGGTGCATTTTATAATGGCGGTAATAGCCACGACAGTGGTTTTGCGAGCACCTTTGTAAAGAAAATAAAAGACCTGCAGACTTTGGGAACCATTGCTGACATTGAGTATCTGTACAAAGCTATCAATGGTCCAGGCTGGGTAAACCAGGCTACTGGTCGTGAAAGTTCTGACATCGGTTTCTTAAGCCCTACGTTGTTACGGGTAGACATTGGTCCCCTTAGTTACTTGGGTTATGTAAATACTCTAGGTATTCGTCATGTAAGATTTTCTAAAGGGATGATTCCTATTACCAGTGAAGTTACTATTCAATTCAACTTAATGGCTACGGCTGGATTGGCGACAAAGTAATGGCTATTACATCAGGCTCTCGCTATGAAGACTCTATAGTAGATTATTTTAGAAAAGAACCAGGTGGTAAAACTTACCCAATAGTCTTTTATAGTTTTGACGATTTAACTGACATCTCATTCTTTTACCACACTTATAGACGAGAAGAAACTTTGCACGAGATATCTCAGCGTTATTTACGTACGCCTTCTTTGTGGTGGGCTATTGCAGAATACAACCCAGAGGTAACTGACTTTTTGCATATTCCTGACGGGACGCTGTTAAGGATACCTAATGCTTAATTACGTTACTATTGAATTTCCTTTATCCCAAAAACCTCCTGCCCGTATAAGTTCTTTTATTTTTTCTCAGAACCGTTACGCGCATGAAATCATTACCATTAGTTTTAGGGACTGGGACCTTCAATACTCTAACGTAAAACCAGGCGACCCTGCTAAGGCAGTTCTACGCAGTACTTCTAAAAACCATACTTTTGTTGGGTACATCCACGACATCCGTCCAGACATAACTCCTGGAAAAAGGTTTACGAGAGTAACTTTAATTGGCGCGTCTTATACCTTGAAACAACCACAGCAACGTGTATTTGAAAATGTTACCGCGTCTGATGTAGTTCGTAAAATTGCTGCTGAACATAACTTTGCCGTTGACGTTGAGGACCACCCAAGAGTCTATCCGCAGATAGTACAAGCTGGAATTACTGACTTGCAGTTAATGGCACGTCTTGCACAGCAGTGTGGCTACTTATTCAGGGTTGAGAATACTACGGTAAAATTTAAAAAAGTTACTACTGATTACAATTTGCATAGGGCTTCCGCACCTATATTTGAAATGCGTAACGCTAACGACCCTAAAGGTTCCACTATCTATTCATTTAATTTAGCTATTGGTGAAAGCGTTAAATACTCTGATGCTTACAAGTCCGCAACTCAAGTTGGTGGAGTAGACCCAATTACAAAATTGGCGTCTGTAGTAACTAATCAAGAACGCGCTAAAACTATTCGTGCCCAATCAAAAACTGAGTTCTTTGACAGTTACGCTACTGATACTGTAGCCCCAGATGCGGTAAGTGCTTACTACGAAGCTGTGTCTGCTGATGAGCGCAATCGCTTTCCTTACCGAGCAAGCGTACAGGTTCTTGGAGACCCAACCCTAGCCCCAGGTATGCCCGTGTATCTAGACGGAATAGATAGAATGTACAACGGATACTGGATTGTTTTATCGGCTGAGCACCACGTACAAGAAGCAAAACCAAATGTATTAACCTACACCACGTTCCTACAAGTAGGCACAGACTCTTTAGGTGGGGCTAACTCTTTAGATAACGTAAAAGTTTTAAAGCCGTCTAAGATTAAAAAACGTGCTTTAGTACCTAATACTCGTAACACCCCTTCTTCAAGCTCAACTCTTAAAAAGGGAACAGACAAATACGGTAACTCGTTTAGTCAGATAACTAGACGTGGTAAGGGCTCTGACTATACTAACAAAGTTCCACACATCTGGATTTTTGACGGGCTAACTACTAAACAATTTGTAAATCCTAGTGGCGTTAAGAGGCGAGGCTAATGTATAACAGTCTTACTACTGGTGACCCACAAGATAAACGATTCTTTGGTATCTACCGTGGCGTAGTTGCAGATACTGCTGACCCTTTGAATCAAGGTAGAGTTCGTATGCTGGTTCCACAAATTCTTGGGGAGGCTGTGACTGGTTGGGCTTACTCAATTAATAATACTTCCCCAAACGTTGTTGGTACAGGAGTCTGGGCGATGTTTGAAGGCGGAGACCCTAATTTCCCACTATGGCTAGGAGCGTTCTAATGGCTACACCAAAAACAACATATGTAATTGACTTACCTTTTGATTTATCTACTAAAGGTGGAGTAACAGTTGTGCCTGATAATAGTGCACAAGCTTGGAAAAACAAGATATTGTCGTTACTATCCACAGGAACTGACGAGCGTATTTGGTATCATAATTATGGGGCAAATTTATCTAGCCTAGTATTTGAAACATCATCTGCTGCTGTAGAAGATGCAAGAATAGCCATAGGTTCTATGTTTGCTACTTGGCTTCCAGAGTTAACTTTACGCGAAGTTAATGCGGGTTTTGATTCAGTAGTTGGGTCTGTAACTATGAGTATTTCTTATGGGCTACCATCTGGGGTCACGGACTCTGTTAAAATTAATACTGCGTCCTTAACACGCGCAGGCGAAACGATTGAGGTTAAATAATGGCTGATGAATTGTATATACCCCAGGTGGACTACACCTCTAGGGAATTTACAGCAATTCGTGATGACCTTATTGGTCTTATCCCTAACTTTGCTCCTCAATGGACAAGCCGTGATTCTAGTGACTTTGGTATTGTCTTGCTTGAATTGTTTTCATACTTTGGCGATTTAGTAAATTACCAAATTGACCGTGCTGCTAATGAAGCATTTATTGACACGGCTACTCAGCGCGACACTGTAATTAAACTAGCAAACTTGCTAGGGTACATTCCTAACTCTGGTTCAGCCGCTACGGGTGACGTGACTTTTACTAACTCAACTAGTTCTGATGTAACTGTTGCTAAGGGTACTCAAATAAGCACTCAGGGAGACAGCGTCAACCCTGCTATTATTTTTACTTTAGATAGTGCAGTGACAGCCACCGCTAACGCTACAACCGCTGGAAAAGTAACTCAAGGTTTACTTGTATCTGCTGAGCCTGTTGGAGATTCGAACGGTACGGCTAACCAAGTATTTCAATTAAAAAATTCAAATATATTTATTGATAGTGCGATGTCAATCTCTGTAGGTAGCCTAACCTACACAAGATTTAATAATTTAATTGATGCTACTTCTACTGATTTAGCCTATGTTGCTGCCACAGATGGCGCTGGGAATACTTTTATACAATTTGGCGATGGAGTATCAGGAAAGATACCTCCAGGTGGTGTTAACATTACGGCTGATTACAGGTACACTACTACTGCTCCAAGTTTAGGTAACGTTTCTGCAGGTACCCTTAAAACACTAGGAATAGCTACAACAGTATCGGTAACCAACTCAAAAACATTTAGTGGCGGTGCTGACGCAGAGTCTACTGATTCAATTAGAACAAACGCATCTAAAGCACTGACTACCGCAAACCGCGCAGTGTCGTTGACCGACTACGCAAACTTAGCGGTAAAAGAGAGTGGTGTATCTAAAGCAATTGCACTCGCTAACTCTTTTGCCTCTGTATCCATTTACGTTGTGGGCGAGGGTGGCGGAGCACTATCTTCATCTCTTAAAACAAGTGTGCAAAACGCTTTCACAAATAAAACTCCTCCAGGAACTACAGTGAGCGTAAAAGATTACACTCCTGTGTATCCATATTTAAATGTTGCCGTTAACGTATTGCCTCAGTACAACAGCGATAATGTTATTTCTGCCGTTCAATCTGCGCTTAAAGATTTGTTTTCTTTTGACAATGTATCGTTTAACGATTTTATTACTGAAGGTGAAATCTATTCAACATGTAAATCAGTTGATGGAGTATCTTGGATTACGGTAAACGACTACGAAAAGCTATCCAAGAACCCTAACTCTGGTAGTGGTATATACACTCAGACAGGAACTTTGTCCGCAACGTGTACGGCGTCTACTACAGTTTTACTTGCCTCAGGCACAGCGGGTATCTTTAAGGGAGCCACTATTGTTTCAGTAAGTGGAGATACAGCACATGCTGCTGTAGGAAAAACAGTTGGGGTAGTATCTACCGACGGATTGACCCTTACGTTAAACACTGCTACAACTATCGCATCTGGAGCGGTACTAGTTGTTAAAGGTAATAATGGCTTGGTTGCTGGGTCACGAGATTTGTCCTGCGCTATTAACGAAGTTCCAATCTACGAGCCTACATACATCACAGTTACTGCTGACGGAGGTTCATAACAATGGCTCCATTATCAATGGTAGACCCTGTATTTAAAGTTGCTATGGATGCTCGCCCATCTAACTATGAGACAACTCATATTAGTTGGGAAAGACCAGCCTCAAATTTAAATTGGTTTAGATATGTTGTAGTACGTAGCCCTAGTGGTTACCCCCAGTCTCCTGATGATGGGGCTGTTATTTTTCCAGACCCAACAAATGCTGGGTGGACTACCAGCGACTATAAAAATATTGGTATTACTGATGATGTAATCTTTAGAGTTGCAAGCGCCCCTGGGGGTGCGGTTTCTACATCAGGAGGGCTAACTACTGTAAGTATTGGCGCTGCTGTTGGCGCAACTGCCACAGCGGTTAGCCCAGTATCTGTAGGTAACCTTAAAGGAAAAAATCTTTTAGTAGATATTGCTAGTAACGGCGCTATTGCTGTCTATAATAATAATGGCGGAGACTATGCAGTTGGTGACTACTTACGTATTCCAGGAAATTCTTTAAAAGACCCTACAGGAGTTTCTACAGCAACACTTCCTGGAGTCACTAGCAACACTCAACTTGGCGTTACTAATACGTATCACCTATATGACAATGGTGCTACTTATGCTACTACTGCTAACCCTGGTGTTACTGCAGGAGCTAACCCATACGCTAAACAATACAACAAATATTACTACTCGTTGTTTGCCTATGTTGCCCCGTCAAACTCTACCACAGCGGCATCTGTAAGTGATGTTTATCTTGCTAAAGGGGATGTCCATTACTCAGACTTTACATGGATTAAACTTGGTGAAGCGTCATCTGTTGTAGTTCACCAGAACACTACTCGTAGTACTAAAGATGTTTTACTTGACCACTTACCTGCGTTTTATAACACAAAAAACAATACAAGCACAAATAAAGATTTGTCAGACTTCTTAAGTTTGTTTGCTTTCCATCTTGACATATACCTTGCTGAAGCTAAAGCGGTATTTAATATGGCTGACCCAGCATTAACTGATGAGGTTTTGCTTAAACAGTTTTTAAAGCAATTTGGCTCAGAGTTATTAAACATATCTGATTTAACCCAAGCCCGAAAAGTATTAGCAAATATTATTAGAAATTATTCTTTGAATGGTTCAACGCTTGGATTAAAAAATCTAATTGAGTCCTACACTGGTAACGGCGTAAACTTACTTCCTGCTATGAACCTACTTCCTGATTACAACACATCGTCTTTTGTTGAAAACATTGGCAACTGGTACCCAGTACCTAGCACCACAACCACAGGTAGTTATGACGCATCTTATCCGTACAACTACACAACTACTCCTGCAAGTGTAGTGTCCCCGTTTAATGATGATTCAGTTGCTCTGCTGTCCAACCCTGCGTTTAACACAATAAACATAAGTCCACACGCGTCTTACTTAGGAAAGTTAGCCTATACGGGTACAGGAACTGTAACTAATAACTACGAAACAACAGCAGTTACCTCTGCAATTGTTACTACATCTACCGCTTCTACTTCTGTCTCTAGTTATACTGTTGTAGTAAATGACACATCTAAAATTAAATTGGGCTCTATTCCACTAGTTGTTTCTAACACAGGAACATTTAGTGCTCAAACAGTTGTCACGTACATAGCTAAAGACAGCAAAACTTTTAAAATAAATATTCCCCCGTCTGTTGAAATTCCGTCTGGTGCGACAATAGCATTTTCTAACTCTATTACTTCAAGTAGTTTAAGTTTATGGGCAGCCAATACAGCAACCACAAGAACAATTAGTTTCTACAACGGAATACGTAAGGGTTACACATCCGCTACCACTGTTGCGTCAACCTCTAGCATTGTTAATGGATACCAATATATTTCAGCAATAAAACCAAATATTGCTAAAGTTGGAGACTACGTATCAGGGCACTCTTCTATCCCTAGTGGAACTAAAGTTATAGGTTTTGGTACAAATGCCACTACAAGAACTAAATTAAGCAATAAATTAACTGCGGACCTTCCAATAAATACTTTGTTGAACTTTTCCTCTAAGCAGTCTACTGAACTGGGTGCGGCTGTTGATATGATTTCTGTTTCACCAAGTACTCCGTACGCCTTTGGTATTCATCACAACGCCAATAACGGTACGCCTAAATCCGTATCGGTTAATTTAACTTGGTATGATATTACTGGAAATATACTTTCTACTATTGAAGCCACGTCAAGCGCTGTGTCAACCACGGCACCGCTTGCAAACAACGTGGATTATTTAAAAACTTGGTATCCTACCTATATACAAGGAACTAGCCCAAGCAATGCGGCATATGTGTCTCCAGGGTTTTCTGTATTAAGCGCTGATGGTGGTAGTGTAACTAATAGGTATTGTGTAGATAGCGCGTTCTTTGTTAGACCTATAAATATTATTAAAAAATCAAGAACTTCTAATATTGCTACGTTAACAACAGATGTTCCACATAACTTTTTATTTGATTCCGCAAGTAAAGTAACCATAAATGCGGCGACTGGTAACGGAACAAGCATTACATACTATGCGACAAATTCGTATACTGCTGGACAGGTTGTTAGCATCTCTGGGCTTCCCGTAACCACTGGCGCAGATTTAAATATACAAGACGCAATAATTGCTACTGTATCAGGTTCTCAATTTACGGTGGCTAATTCTAACGTTGGTTTTTCTTCGGGTAATGGTCAAGCGATTCTTAATACTCTTGCGGGTAAAGTTGCAGTTGTTGTTTCTGACGATAGTTCGTTTAATACAAGTTCAGCAACCATATCTAGTGTTACCCAAGACGCTTTAGGAAATTATACCTTTAGTTATGTAAACGGTACTTCAAATCCTAACGTTACGTCTACAACTACGTCTGGGTATGTTGCATCATTCCCAATGGTAAAGCTTTCTCTTTCGTCTACTAACAATAGATACCTTACTAATTTTCAAGACGCTAGAGATACCACGTTAGAGGTTATTGCTGACCGTATTAATCTTGTTCTAAACCCATCCTTTGACAATGATACCTCAACTCCATATGACTGGGGGGTATACGGGTCTGGTACGGTAACGTTAGTTACTCAATCTTCAGGTGACTTAGCGCATACTGGAACTAAATATTTAAAACCAGCTAAATCAGCCACGTCTCCAGGGTACTCGATAGGCATAGCGCAAACAGCCCCTATGGCGGTTGTTGCTGGAAAAACTTACACTGCAAGTACCTATGTTAAACCTATTGTTGGAGCTCCTGGAAGCCCATCTGTAAAAATTGGAATTCAATGGGGAACAGCCACCGCCCCTATTGGTTTAGGTCCTGTGTATGGAACTGCAAGTGGCGCTCTGGGTGGTGGAGATTACTGGTCAAGAATCACTACAACCCAAGTAGCACCTGCGGGAGCAACTAGGGCATACATAGTTATTACTAGTGATACCTCGTACACTACCGCTTTATCTTACGGTATTGACGGCGTACTGTTTGAAGAAGCCACTAGTGCCTTGACGTATTTCAACGGAGACTTTGACGGGTTTAACTATTTATCCACTAGAGATTCTATGTGGCAAGGTACACCTGGTCAAAGTAGGTCGCACCTGTACAAAAATCGCTCGTTAAATAAAGATAACATAGATAGTTTAGCTATAAGAGGTATTAATTATGCTTAACAATAAAAAGATGAGCACGGGTAACGCAGCCGCAAAAGTTGTATACTCATCCCCTACAGGAGTTACTACTAAATTTGTACCAAAAGCTAATAACTCTAACGTCCCTCTTATCTATGACACATCTAACGTTACCCCTGTTTATTTAAGAGTTGCTACCCAAGACCCACATAACTTTTTTGTAGGTTCTCTTGTAACTGTTACGGGTCTACAGCAATACTGGTATGGTACTGGGACTGCTGTGTATTTTATTGCACCTATTATTGCTACCCCTATTGTAAGAATTGATGACCCCTACTCATTCTGCATTGACCATCCTTATGAGGGATTTAGTTCTTTATTGCGTTATTGGGATTACAACAATTTTGGTGGAATTAGTAGTGCTGGTTATGTGTACCCTTACGCCACAGCCTACTTAGTCAACGGTCCCTTAAACTCGGTAAATATTAAATACGCTCAGCCGTAATTTGCCACAGTCAGTTCTTTGTGTATGATGGTACCCTACCGTCTAAGGAGACAAGATGACTGAAGCAATTATTATCGCGGGAAATGGTACCACTACTAGGGCAAATGTTGAAGCCCTGATAGACGATTATTTCTACGCCAACAAAAAACTAAAAGTATACATCGCAGTAAATTCCGCCATCTCTGAGGGTCAGATTTGGGCGGCTCAGTACGCTGTAGACAACGAGATTTCTGTTATAGCCTACATGACTCAAGGCGCCAAGATGACTGGTCTGCCTTTGGAAGCCACTCGTCAGAATGATGAAGACCCTGTGCGTACAGCACTTCAGGCGCATAAAGATGTTATCGGTTTTTTACTGTGGAATGACGAAGACGTAGAGTCCCTAAATGCTCTGGGAGTACTGGACGAATACGGTATCCAAGCCCTAGACCTGACCAATGGTCTGGCAACTATCTCGTCAGCCAAGCCAATCAAGCAGGTAAAAGCCCCTGAGATTCCTAAAGAAGAGCAAGTTGTAGAGCCAGAACCAGAGCCCACGCCAGAACTTGATGCAGACGTTGAAGAGTACGAGGACCCGCTGTACGAGGCTATCCGAACCATTGCAGGTATCTTTGCAGAAGAACTAGCGGAGAAGTTGGCTGAGGTACTCCGTAAATGACCTCAGCGCGTGCTACAGGCGTTTTGGTGGCTTGTGTGTACCTGGGGGTTAAACCCACTGTAGAAGCCGTACAGAGCCATTTTGGGCAGGGTGGGCGACACATGTACCTTAGCGCCTTAAAAGAACTAGAAGACCTGGGTTTTCTATGCCGTAAAAAGATGCGGATTGGGAACGACTTACGCACCGAATGTGTGATAACTGAGTCGGCTTTGGTCTACCTTGTGGGGTCGGGTTTTCCGACGCCTGAAAACCTGTCAGTATATGTCGCTACGGGAGTCGGGTTTTCCGACTTCCTTTTTAGGCAGAAACAGCTAGGTAGCAGTAATAGCCAATATAAGCTAGATAGTAAAACATACTCTGACGAGAGTTATCAAAGTGTGTACGTGAACGTAGAAGCGAAGGTTGAGGATATGCCGTACGAGTTCTTTGAGTCGTCTGTTACAGATGACCATTTGCAGGACCGAGCCGATGATTTGAAGAAGTCACGGGAGCGTTATCAGGAGAAGCAAAAGGAAAAGCGCGAGCGCAAGATTATCCGCCGTCAGGATGTTCCAAAAGACATGTGGACGTGTAGCGATGTTGCGTACGAGTTTGCCTACCGATTAGAGTTCCATTGGCATATTCCACCTTGGTCAGTCAGGTCTACAGATTTTGTCAAGGCGCTTGGCGGTATGCGGAATAGACTTAGCACCAACGGAGAGATTGAGTTTGAAATGATTAATCTTTTCTGCGATGCTATTAACTTCCAGGACTACAAGAACGCCGAGCATTTATGGCGGTTGTTTATTAAACGTGCTGATGAATTTGCATCTAAGGCACGAGGTATGGTTGTATCAGAAGAAGAACTTGAGGAAGCAATGTCTCAAGCAAAGAAATCACAGGAGTGGTTGTATGAGTAACATGAAGCGTGAGTGGGAAGAAGAGCAGGAAAAGAACTACCGTGAGGCAGGTCTTACCAAAGAAACCATTGAGCGCATAAGCAAATGGATTGAAAACTCAACTAAGGAGAATGACGATGATAAGTCTGAATGATTTACCTGTACGCCGTAGTTCTTGGGTTCGTATCGCTAACATACCTAAGGCTCGCATTGGATGGGAGTTTTCTGATTGCGTAGATGTCACAGAAGATGACATGTCTGCGTGTAAAGGATGGGTTCGCGCAGTTCGTGAGGGGAGAGTTATCAGGGCTGAGGGCTTTAAGTCCTGTGGCAAAGGGCTACTTCTTGTAGGTAAGCCTGGTCAAGGCAAAACTGCTTTGGCTTTAACTATCATCCAAGAGATTATACGCACACTACCGCTAGACGCTTTTGATGTGGCTGAGGGTAAGTCTTTAGTCAAGCCTTGTTACTTCACTACGTTTAGTGACATTGTTGCACTTAAGGGTGCGTTGATTAACGAGCACACAGATGAAGGTGAGAGATTGTTTCTGGGTTTACATGGTAACTGCAAAGATGATGCTTACAATATTCGCGTACTAGTCATTGACGATGTGGGTAAAGAGCACACATCAACCAGCGGTTGGCAAAGCACCTTACTCCATGATATCTTACGAGCAAGATTTAATAATGGCTTACCAACTATTGTTACTACAAACCTTCCTGTAAAGGCATGGGAAGCAGAGTACGGAGAAGCAACTGGTTCGTTTATACACGAAGCTTTTGCCACAATTGAACTACAATCTAGTAAAGGAGACTTACGAAAATAATGGAGGGTACCGTGGAAGACACTAAACTAGTTCAAATATTTTTAAGTCATGGCTCTGCGCTAGGTATTTATGAAGTAAGCATTACAAAGGATAAAGTTTTTGTATGCACCTGCCCTGGGTATACTGCTAAACACTCATGCAAGCACATCAACTTTGTGAAGTCTCGCGTAAAGAATAACGAGGGAGTGTATCCGTTAGAGATATCTACTCGTTGCAAAGACTCTGATGCCGACAAGGCTATGGAGTCCCCTGAATCATTTCGCGAATTCATAATTAAATTTGGAAAAATAGAGGTCTGTTAAAATGTACAAAGGGGACATAAGCAATGACATGCCAAAGCGTGTGTTGATTGCGGAAGACTTAGTAATTATCAAACAACCTCGTATTGAAAAGATTTTTGGGATTATACCTAGAGTCAAGTACGACATTGTGTACGACAGAATATTTCTAAACAAGTTATACCAGTACACTGTGAACCAAGGCATATCTCTTGAGTTGATTTCTTTTGAGCATGACTATGATGATTTACAAGAGGTATACAACGAGTTAGACAGGAACGGAGTTAACCCTTTTCGCGGGTTCTCTTACTACAAGTCACCCAAGACATTAGCGTCCGACTTACCTCACCGACCAGAGGTGCTGGGTGTAATTGACCCAGACCACCAACTAATGTATGGTCGTTGGGGCATGGACCTTTAGGAGAACAATATGAATTATGAAAACCGATTACTAAGCAAGGCTCTACACGAACGCGACCTGTCTCCTTTGTTTAACCGTGGCGTTACTGAGAAGTGGTTTGGCAACGAAGAAGACAAGCGCGTCTTTGTATTTGTTAAAGAGCACTTCAAGAAGTACAGCGAGTGCCCTAGTGAAGTTGTAGTACTAGAGAACTACCCGACCTACAAGTTTGAGTCAATTCCAGATTCATTTGAGTTTCTTATTGACAAGGTAGTTGAGGCTAAGCGCTCAGCTATTATTAACAACTCAATGCGTGGAGCAATTGAAGAGATTGAACTACGTCAGAACCCTGAGAGTGCTGTCAATGTATTCCAGCGCGGTATCGCTCGCTTGGCTGAAGATGGTTTGTCTGATGCTACTGACGTAGACCTGACTGCAGATACTATGACTCGTTGGGAAGAGTATTTACAGCGCAAGAATTTGCCTGACGGTCTACTTGGTTTGCCTACGGGATTCCCGTCCATTGACAAGGTAACCAGTGGTATGCAGAACGGTCAGTTGATTACTATTGTTGCTCCACCTAAGACAGGTAAGTCAACCCTTGCATTGCAGTGGGCACACAACGTTCACAAGCACGGCGCTGTCCCAATGTTCCAATCTTTTGAGATGAGCAACCAAGAGCAGTTGAGCCGTTACGACGCCATGCGTTCTCGTTTGTCGCACCACCGTTTGATTACAGGTACGTTGACTGATGAAGAAGAATCACGCTACCAAGCAAAGCTTCGTAGTCTTGAGTCTATGCGCCACAAGTTTTGGCTTACTGATTCAATCGCGGCTGGAACTATCACAGGTATTGCTAATAAGATTCAGGCACTACAGCCAGACATCGTATTTATTGACGGTGTGTACTTAATGACTGACGAGCAATCAGGTGAGCGCAATACTCCAATTGCTTTGACTAACATCACCCGTAGTTTGAAGCGTGTGGCACAGCAGTTCCAAGTACCTGTTGTAATGTCTACGCAGGCGCTTACTTGGAAGATGAAGAATGGCAGTGTTACCGCAGACTCTATTGGTTACTCGTCGTCGTTTTTCCAGGACTCAGATGTCTTGTATGGTTTACAGCGTGAAGACGAGAACGTAGACGACACTCGTTTGTTTAAGATTATGGCTGGTCGTAACGTAAGCCCTATGGAAGTATCGTTACTATGGGACTGGAACACAGGTGACTTCCGAGAGATAAGCGCAGATGACCTATGATTAAGCATTTAATGTACAGGTTGGTACACAGAATTTGTAACTGGGCAATGGGTGCAAAAGGCGGAGAAGATGCTACAAGAGTTGGCGTCTATTACATACAGGACTGGGAATGACAGTAGATGAGATGGAAAGAGTGCTTGACACTTTAGGTGTTGAGTACGTCAGTTCGTACGGCGACGAGATTCGTGGGTACTGCCCTGCTCACAAAGCACGGACAGGCAAAGACGACCGTAACCCTTCTTGGTACATCAATGCTGAGACTGGGGCACACATTTGTTTCTCATGCCAGTTCAAGGGTAGTACGGTGTCTTTGGTTTCTAACATCAAGGGAATTGACTTTGATGAGGCTCGTGAGTGGTTAACCGAGGGTGGCGAACTGCTAGAACTATTTGAGCGTGCCGTTAACAAACCTAAAGAAGCCTTTGAAGAAGTTATTTATATCTCTGAGGCATCTCTAGCCGCGTTTACCATACCACCTGAACATGCGCTAAAGGCTCGTGGGCTAACTGCACAGGCGTGCGAGAAGCACCAAGTACTTTGGGATAGGCGTAGAGAGTTGTGGATTATTCCTCAGCGAGAATTAGGCACAGACAAGTTGCTTGGTTGGCAGGAGAAGGGTTTCTCTAGCCGTTACTTCAAGAACTACCCAGCAGGTGTCAAGAAGAGCGAATGCCTATTCGGATACCAGCAGTATTCAGGTGGAGACATGATTGTAGTGGAGTCACCGTTAGACGTTATTCGCCTTGAATCTATTGGTATTTCTGGGGCTGTGGCTGTGTATGGTTCACAGGTATCAGACAAACAGTTAACGTTCATCAGAAATGCTGATAGAATAATTTTTGCTATGGATTCAGACCATGCTGGTGTTGCCGCATCTAACAAGATGCTAAAGGCTACTCAGTATCTGGACTTTGAAGCGTGGTTTTTTAACTACGACCATACAGATATGAAGGATGTGGGTGGCATGAGTAAGACTGAAGTTCTGCATGGTATAGAATCAGCAGTACACTCAGTTCGATACATGTTACCTTTCGTAACAACACACTAGGAGAAATAAATGGTAGCACCAGTACCAAGTAAGTATAGAATCACTACGCCCTATGGCAAGCGTGGACCCATGTGGTCTTCTGGACATCACCAAGGAGTTGACTACGCTTGTCCAATTGGCACAGATTTGTACGCGCCTATCGATGCAACTGTCGTTGGTGTAGGTGTACAGGGCGGTTGGGGCACAGCCTTTGGTCGCTTTGAAATTATTCTGCAGTTTACTGCAAAGCGTTCACCACTTCTTCCTGCTCGTACCTACTACGCAATTCTTGCTCATGGCTCTAAGTCATACGTAAAGATTGGTGACAAGGTTAAGGCTGGACAACTTATTGGTAAGTCAGGCGCTGAGGGTAATGTCTCAGGTCCTCACCTACATTTTGAAGTACAGACTTCTCGCTTCTGGTCCAAGACCAACGATGTAGACCCGCAGTTTGTAATTGACTACCAGCCACCTTTAGCGTCTAATCCACTGCCTGCTAACCCAACAGCGCCTGCTAAACCAAGTGCTGTTAAGCCTCCTGTAAAGAAGGCTCCAGCAAAGAAGCCTGCCAAGGCTCCTGCTAAAAAGCCAGTGAAGAAGGCTCCAGCAAAGCCTGTTAAGAAAGCACCAGCGAAGAAGAAATAATGTTTACAGGTACGCTGCTTCCGTACCAGGTCGAAGCCGTGGGTCGTATGTGCGAGCAAAAGAAACTGCTTGTTGCATACGACCTCGGTCTAGGCAAGACGGTATTAACAATCGCGGCACTGGAGTCAATGAAACAAGACTTGACACCAGGGCTTATCATTTGCCTGTCCAGTTTGAAGTACCAATGGGCTAACCAGATTGAAAAGTTTACCGATGGCACATCACGGTCTTTAGTAATTGATGGCACCCCTAAGCAACGTCAAGCCCAGTACGCAGAAGCAATGGACTGGGAAATGTCTGGCGTTGACTACATCATTATGAACTACGAGCAGGTAGTTAATGACTGGGAGCATGTAAAGAAACTCCCACGCGGTTTTGTTGTACTAGATGAAGCAACCGCTATTAAGTCTTTTAAGTCTAAGCGCTCTAAGCAGGTCAAGAAACTTGCAGACGCTCCAATTAAGTTTGCCCTTACTGGCACCCCAATTGAAAATGGTAAGCCAGAAGAGTTGTACTCAATCATGCAGTTTGTAGACAGCAAAGTGCTGGGTCGGTTTGACATCTTTGACCAAACTTTTATTGTGCGTAACACTTGGGGTGGAGTAGACCGTTACCGTAATCTCCCTACACTACATACCAAGATGAAAGATGCGTCTGTACGCAAGTCTCAGAAGGACCCTGATGTAGCGCCGTACCTGCCTGACTCTATTCACAAAGACCCCTTACTTGTTTACCTTGACCGTAAGTCTGCCAAGCTATACAAAAAGATTGTAGATGATTTGGTTTTAGACTTAGACAATGCTCAAGCGTTGTTTGGCGGTTCCTTTAACATCTTGGCTCACTACGGATACCAAAGCCAATCAGGTAGTAGGGCAGACGAAGTACGCGGGGCTATTATGTCTAAGGTACAGAGCCTTAAGATGTTGTGCTCGCACCCTGAACTGCTACGCATTAGCGCAGAAAAGTTTAAAGGATTGACAGGTGAGGGTTCTCAATACGCCTACGGTTTATTAGACGATGGGTTGCTAGATGGGATTACCGCGTCCCCTAAACTTAATGCGTTAACTGAATACGTTAACGATTTTCTAGACTTACGTCCAGATAACAAGTGCGTTATTTTTGCTACATACGTAGACATGGTGGACATACTTCAAAACACTCTTGGGGTTGACCGTTCTAAAATATACACGGGCAACTTAGATGCTAAGACTAAAGAGGAGAATAAAATTGCTTTCAATACCGACCCTAACGTCCGTATCCTTATCAGCAGTGACGCTGGTGGTTATGGTGTGGACCTTCCTGCCGCTAATCTTTTGGTTAATTATGATTTACCTTGGTCGTCGGGACTTGCGGTCCAAAGAAACGGAAGAATCAAACGAGCATCGTCAACATGGGAAACCATTGTAGTTCAAGACATACTAGTTGCAGGTTCTATTGAAGTACGCCAGCATTCCGCGTTACAACAGAAAAACTCTGTGGCTAGCGCAGTTATTGACGGTGAGGGAATCAATGATAAAGGCGGGGTGGAACTTAATTTAGGTACACTTAGAGCCTTTATTTCCAACACTTCGGTTTAGGTATTGGATTTTTTCACCTATCTGTGTTAGGGTAGAAGTAATGTTAGACAAAACCAAACGTCTGATTCCCGCTATTGCGCTTCTTACTAGCCTGCTAGTATCGCTACCAATAGCCCAGAGTCAGGCTAACGCTAATGCGAAACAGTGCAAGACGCAAGCATCATCTAGGTCGTACACTCGTGTACCCTATGCCTCACCCACCTATAACAAAAGATTAGCCCATGCAACTATGGCGGCTAGATATAATTGGTGCGGTTCTCAATACAAATGTCTAGAGACACTATGGAACCATGAAAGTGGTTGGCGGGTTACTGCCCACAATTCCTCATCAGGTGCTCATGGCATACCTCAGGCTCTCCCAGGAAATAAAATGGGTAAGGGTTGGCAGTCCAGTCCAGAGACTCAGATTAACTGGGGGTTACGGTACATCAAGAAACGTTACGGAACTCCATGCCAAGCACTTGGTTTCTGGAACAACCATAACTGGTACTAAAGTAGTACCTGCCCCCTTAGCTCAGGGGATAGAGCAGCAGGTTTCTACCCTGCGTGGCGCTGGTTCGAATCCAGCAGGGGGTACTTTAGTATGTTTTTGTCAGTACAGGTGTGTATACTATAGGTATGCCTAATGCACCTAAAACACCTACCCGTACTATCAGGGTTGATGACGAACTTTGGCACGCCGTACAGGCGCAAGCCCAAATTGACGGAATCACCGTGACCAGTATAATTATTGATGGGTTACTGCGGTATCTTAAAGACTCCCGCAACCGTGACTTGTCGGAACAATTTGACGCACAATCTGTGGTAGAGTAACATCTAAACAGACGGGATATTAAATGGATATCAAAGAACTTACGGAGTATGTACGACAGAACGCCGTACTTGCTGAGCGTATTGCAGAACTTAGTGCAATTCAATCAGAACTTAAGAACAACATTAGGGAAGGCGTTAAAGAACTTGGCGTTGAGTCCGACAAAGGACATATCGTTGTAGAACTTAATGACGAAGTTTCTGGTGTTAGAAACGTAATGCAACAAAAAAAAGTGTCAAAAAATCTTGACATGGATGTTGCAGAAGAACTACTAAAGTCTAAAGGCTTGTACGATAAGTGTGTTGAAATGGTTCCTCAATTAAATGAGGACGAGATTATGAACGCTTATTGGGAAGAGCAGATTACTGAAGAAGACATTGACGCAATGTTCCCGTCTAAGGTAGTCTGGGCGTTAGTAGTTAAGTAATGAGCGATGACCTCATTGACGAGTTTTTCTCTGAGATGGACGAGTACTACCCAGGTAGTAAGCGTAAGCGCAGAGAAATAAAAGAGAAGCCTAAGCCTCAGGAAACTAAGACTTGGGATTCTCGTCCATATGTTAAGCCACTCAATGGCAAGGACGTAGAGTTCTTTACCATTGGGGCACTGGCTGAAGCATTGGGTAGACCTATCATTACAATCAGGTATTGGATTGATAACGGGTACATCCCGACATCTACCTACAAAATGCCAAGTACCATAGATAAGAATGGTGACACACGGCAGGGACGTTGGCTCTACACTAGGGCTATGATAGACTCTGCAGTGGACCTGTTCACTACGAATGGACTTAGGGACGTTGTTAGGATAGACTGGTCTAAGAACAGGCAGGTGTCACAAGCACTTGCCGAAGCGTGGAGCAATCTGCGTATAATTGAAAACCAATGATAATAACTAATCACATTAAGGAAATGACATGACAGTCAACCGAAAGATAGAAGACGAAAAGTACGCCGAAGCAGTTCGCTTAGACGACTTTGACATTGACGCTCGCCCTACACAGGCTACGAGCACCGCAGTTGGTGCAGGTTGGGAATCAGCAGAAAGCTTGACCCCACCATCGAAAGATTTTCCAACTGAATTCCGACAGGGTGAAAAGCCACAACTCATCAAGTTTATTGGTGACGGACCTTTTGCTACATACAAGATGCACTTCCTAAGTCAGAAAACTTCTGGCAAGCGTTCTTATGTATGTTTAGACCCTATGAATAGCAAGAACTGCCCACTGTGCACCATGCTTAACCACAAGGCTGAAGACAAGCGTTCGTTTACGATTGTTAACTTCAGTGCTGAGGGCGGGTTCCAGAAGCAGATTCTTACTGCCACCCCTCGTTTATACCGCACCCTTGCATCTGCGAATGCAGACAAGTTCGGTCCACTTAACAAGCACTTCTGGTCATTAAGCCGTAGTGGCGTAAAGCAAACTACCGTTTACAACTTGATTCCTGTTAAGGAACGCGACCTTACTGAAGAGTACGAACTTAGCGCTGATGAAGTTAGTGACTTCATTGCTACAGTTGAGGCTTATGACCGCTCCACAATCCGCGAGCACTCATACGCTGACCTTGTAGAAATTGCTAACGACCTTCTCTAATCGCACACAGACCGCCCACCTAGCAGGTTTCCCCTTCCTGCTAGGTGGGCTTCAAGGGGTATAACATGAACATTATTACTACAGGTGACCAACTGTTTGAAATGGTCGATTATTATTTAACACAAGATGCTTTTGCATTTGACGTAGAAACAGTTGGAGATAACCGTGGTCTCACGCCTATTAACGAAGTGCTATGGATTACTTTTGCGACGCATGGACGTTGTGACGTTATTCCTATGGGTCATCCTAATGGTGATTTTATTGAAGAGCGATTCCCGCTGACAGGTCAGGGACAGGCTCGCGTAGATGCAGGGCTTACCGCTCGCCCTAGCGATTACTCTCGTGATAAGAAAAAAGCCACAAAGCTTTTTGGTGACCCACCAAAGCAGTTGGCACCTAAGTTTGTATTTGACGCGCTTGAACCTTTGATGTTCAACGATACTATTCTTACCGTAGGTCATAACTTAATCTTTGACCTTACATCCGTAGCCAAGTATTACGGTGGCAGGGTTCCAGTAGGTCCATACTTTGACACCATGATTGCATCTTTCGTATCTGATAACCGTAACAAGAACAAGTGTGGTCTTGATGCCTGTTTACAGCGCGAGTTTGGATATGAGATGGTCAAAGGTGTAGGTAAAGAAGTAGAGGTGTACTCGTTTGACGAGGTTGCTAAGTACGCATTCCTTGATGCCAAGTATACGTTCCTGCTATGGAAGTCTCTACGCCAGAAGATTGAAGATGGCGGGCTTTCTACGGTGTTTGATTTAGAGATGGACGTACTAACCGTACTGTGCGATATTAAGTTGACAGGTGCACCTATTGATGTGGAAGCACTTACTGCTCTGGATGCTCAACTCCGCGAGGACATTGAGGTTTCTAGGGCTGAAATCTTTAGTATTGCTGAGCGTGTGTTCAACATTAACTCTAACTCTGAAAAGCAGTTCCTACTGTACTCTCCAAAGTCTGAGGGTGGGCGTGGTCTTAAGCCAAAGATTCTTACTCCAGCAGGTGAGAAGAAAGAGGCGCTAGGGCAGGAATTAACGTACGCCGACTACTCTGTATCTGCGGAGGCGTTAGAATATTACCGAGGGCAAGACCCATTAGTGTCCGCGTTACTTAAGTACGCCGACCTTAATAAGTTGAGTACTACTTACGTTGTGCCATACCTTGGTGGTGAAGTAGTTCGTACAGTAAGTGGAAAGGAAAAGCGTGAACATAAAGAAAGCCTCCTTATTAACGGGCGCATCCATTGTGACTTTGTCCAGCACGGTGCGGAAACGGGTCGCTTCAGTAGTCGCAACCCGAATCTTCAGAATGTACCTGCGCCTCACACTCCGCACGGAAAAGCCATTCGGAACCTCTTCTATGCCCCAGAAGGATACAAACTTGTGGTCGCGGACTACAGCCAGATTGAGCCGCGTGTTATTGCGTCTATGGCTAAAGACCCGATTATGATGAACAACTACCTAAATGGTAAAGATATCTACACTACGGTTGGCGAGACTATGGGTGTAGACCGCAAGGCAGGTAAGGTGCTAGTGCTGTCTATGGCTTACGGCGTAGGTCCAGCAAAGATTGCTAGCCAGATTGGCTGTTCTGTAACTGAGGCGCGTGACTTGTTGAGCAAGTTCTCATCTGAGTTTTCGTCAGTGGCTTCATATAGACTAAAGTTGCTAGAAGTTTCTCGCCGTCAAAAGATTCCTTACGTCACTACCCTTCTGGGACGTAAGCGTTACCTACCAGACATGTTGTCAAAGGACCAAGGTCTACGGGCTAGTGCTGAGCGCCAAGCGTTCAACACCCGTATCCAGGGTTCAGCGGCTGACATTATTAAGCTGGCTATGATTCGTGCGTATGGTAGGATTCCAGAAGGTGCCAAGTTACTTCTGACTGTTCACGACGAACTAGTCACACTAGCCCCAGATGATAAGGTGGAAGAGACTGTGGAAGCAATCCGTGAAGCAATGGAAGACATTAAGTTATTAGCCGTACCCCTAATAGCAGACATTACAGTAGTAGAAAGATGGGGTGAAGCAAAATGAATTGGAAGTTTTGGGAAAAGAAATCAAAGTCTACTGAGGTATACATTGATACATCAGCAATTCCTACAAGCACTTTGTTACGTTGGGCGTTGTACGACACGGGCATACCTGACCCTAACGAGTACGCATTGGCTCTTGGCTTTACTCCAATTAGTAAAGAGGGTGAAGAAATGGAGTTGCGTGAAAGCCGTGCTCGTATGGCTCGCCTTGACCCCTACATTGATTTCATTGAACTTGTTTCAAGTATTAACGGTGAAATTTTGGCAGAGACATTTAGTAGTATTTTAGACAAGTTAGACATTGAAGTTAATGATAAAGACTTAGTTGAGGGTAGAGAGATGTTGTCTGAACTATACGCAGGGGTAGCATTGTCTTGCATTGTCCCAGCGTTCTCAGCCGCTCTACATTTAGGTATAATTGTTAATCCAGGTGCGTATGTAGTGGAGGCAGACAATGAGTTCTAGTAATTGGTGGGCAAATAAAATGGGCACTAGTGCCCCTGTACCGCCTACCCCACCTACATCTGTACCGCAGACTCCTGTGTACAACCCTGTGCCTCAACAACCACAGGAACCGCCACGTCTACCACAAAGCGCTGTGGCTGCTTCTCGTTGCCCTGGGTGTGGTAGTGGCAACTACGGTTCATCAGACCCTAACACTAAGGCTCGTTGCTACGACTGCGGGTATCCAATCCAACAGTCTGGTTCTGGTTTAGGCACAGGTATTACAGGCAACCAAGCATCTGGTCCAGCACAGCCAGCCCGACAAATTTCAAAATCAAATAACTGGAATCCACAAAACGTAGACAAATCATTCTTATAAGGAGTAACACATGGACGCAGAACTATTAAAAGCAATCACACTATTGAATAAAAAGTTTGGCTCAGACACTATTGTTCTTGGCGCAGACATCAAAGATGAAGTAATGGGTAGGATGACCACAGGGTCTCTTGCTCTTGATGTCATTTTGGGCGGGGGGTTTCCTGTTAACCAGTGGCATGAGATTGTAGGTGAAGCGTCTAATGGCAAGACTGCCATTGCACTTAAGACCGTAGCGGCTAACCAACAGCGTGACCCAGAGTTTATGACTGTATGGGTGGCGGCTGAGTCTTGGGTGCCGTCTTATGCAGAGATGTGTGGTGTAGATTTGTCCCGCGTATTCGTAGTGGCAACTAACGTTATGGAAGAAGCATACGAAGCCGTCATCAACCTTGTTGAGACTAAAGCAGTTGACTGCGTTGTTATTGACTCACTCCCAGCCCTTGTACCTATGACCGAAGATGAAAAGAACATGGACGAGGCTACTGTTGGTCGTGGTGCTCTGCTCACAGGTAAGTTTTTTCGCAAGGTTGGCAAGGCTTCACGACGGTCCCTTACAGAATCTGAGCGTCCTTTCATAGGTTTGATTATCAACCAGTACCGTATGAAGATTGGTGTTATGTACGGTGACCCTCGTACAACTCCAGGTGGAGAGGCTAAGAACTACGCTTTCTTTACCCGCATTGAGGTCAAGCGAGACGAGTGGCTTGAGACTGGCACTGGTCAAGAGAAGCACAAGGTAGGTCAGACTATCAAGATTCGTACCTTAAAGAACAAGTCAGCCCCACCATCACAGGTAGCCTATGTAGATTTCTACTTTGATAACGGCGAGTGTTACGCGGGAGACTTTGACTTTGCTAAAGAGATTGTGGCGTTGGGTATTCTTAACAAAATCATCACTAGAGCAGGCGCCTACTACAGTTATGGTGACCGTAAATGGCAGGGGGCAAATGCAGTGGTACAATCTATTAGAGAAGAGGTTGACCTCAAAGACGCACTAGAGAAGGATGTTCGTACGGTTGTACGGGCTGGCTCTAAGTATGTGGCTGAGGTCTCTGATGCGGTCTGAGGGTCAGCGTCAGTCAAAGAAGCATGAGAACAGACTAGCCAAGGCAGTCGGCGGGGGAACCGTCGCTGCTAGCGGAGCCTTTTGGAGCCGTAAGGGTGATGTCCGTTCAAGTGACCTGCTTATAGAACATAAGTGGACAGGCAAAAAACAGATAACCGTTAAGTCGGATGTTCTGGAAAAAATAGTCAGGGAAGCAATCCTTGACGGCAGGTTGCCTGTCCTTGGGTTTCACCTTAACGGTGAGAACTATGTGGCGTTAACTGAAGATGATTTTCTGGAGATGCGGCAAAATCTCCAGGAGTGTAAGTGCGAGACCCCCTAGATGTAGAAAACTGGCGTGCAGATGCTAAGTGTATGGGTATGGATACCGAGATGTGGTTTCCACCCAGAGACAAAGACTTGTATACTGACATAGCAACACAGTCCAAAGCAGTCTGCTTAGGCAAGGACGGTAGACCACCTTGTTCAGTGCGACTAGAGTGTTTACTGTATGCTCACAATAAAAATGAAGAGTACGGTATCTGGGGCGGGCTAAGTAGGAGAGAAAGAAACGCTTTGGCAAGAAAAGCTGAGCGTAACGGAATGACCTTAGAGGAATGGGTTGAAGAGCACTAACCGTATGTGCTAGAATACAGATGAAAGAACTAGGAGAACAATATGGAATACACGCCGTTTAAATGTCCAGACTGTAAAGTTTGGTGGCGCAGTGAGACTCACAAGTGTGATGTACCTAATGTAACAGTTACAGTTAATCCACCAGCAAACGCTGAAAGGGATGAAAAAGGTTACTGGAAAGTAAAAACAGACTGGAGCAAGCATTACACGTGCGTTAAGTGCAAAGAGCCGCTTTCTAAGCAAGATATGCTTGAACAACACACACGTTGTGGAAGTTGTCGGAGTAAACGAAATAAGGGGTATGGAGAATATGGGTACAAGTCACCCAACGGGAACGCTTAAGAAGTTAGTTGACGCGGGTAAGAAAAACACTCGCGTACTTGGCTCAGTAGAACGCTGGGTACTAGCACAGCCAAAGGACACTAGTCGTCCTACGAATGTAATTCACCCATCAGCAATGGTTAAGTCTGATTGGTGTCATCGTGCTGAGTACTACACTCTGCAGGGTGCTGAGCCTGCTCCATCTAAGTTCAAGGCTTCTATGAAGCAGTACTTAGTATTTGAAGAGGGTCATCGTATTCACGACCGTTGGCAGACTTGGTTCTGGAACATGGGAAAGCTTTACGGTAAGTGGCAGTGCCTTAGCCCACTATGTAGCAAGACGTTCTACGAGTTAAGCCCATCAGTATGTTTGTACTGCGGTTCTGTCATTAAGTATCGTGAAGTTCCTGTACATAGCCCTGCACATAGTATCTCTGGTCATTCTGATGGTTGGATTAAAGGTCTTAAAGACGACTTACTTCTTGAGATTAAGTCTGTTGGCGAGGGCACCATTCGTTGGGAAGACCCAGCGGGTTGGGGTAACTACGAGCAGA